ATTGCCGAAGGTTTGGCATTGAGTATGAGTCACTGGGTGGCCTCGAGAAAAAGGACCCCTTGACAAAGCATGAGCATCTAGATTACCGTACGTGTGACGTATGCAGGATGAACTCCATCCTCAACGGACGCAGTACGGAGGATCTAAATGATTAGCTTAGTATTAGCAGTGGCGATGGCCTTTCAAACTACGGGAGTTCAGACTGGCTACGCCACGTGGTATGGCCGCCATAGTACGGAAGCGTGCTATGGTGGCTATCCCCGCACCTGCTCCCCTTACTTGTCCAAGGCCGATGGCGGACGAGGAGGGGAGCTTACTATGTACGCAGCTGTGCCTGGGTTCCGGTGGGGGGACAAGCCGTACAAGGTGAAGGTATGCCGGGTCAAGTACCCGGACCGGTGTGTGGTGGTTGTTGTGAGGGACTGCTTGTGCAGCAAGAAGACTAGGAATATGATAGACTTGTCTCCGGTAGCATTCATGAGACTGTCCACGTTGGCAACAGGCAGGGTGCTAGTAACCATGGAGGCATACGATGTACGATACAGAGGACGCTGACATCGGAGTGGGCGAGTGCCCCATCTGCGGACAGTACCGCAAGCAGATTGACGCCGGCACTATGAAGCCGTGCTACATGTGGGATAGAGTTAAGGAGGCGGACGATGAGCAAGAGGGATAAGTACTTTAGGGAGAGGACAAGGATCGGCAAGCTCGAGGCAGCTGCCATCAGGTTCGCCCTTACGCTTGGGCACGATCCCAAGCTGGTAGCTGATAGCCGTCAGGCCACGTCGGTTGGATGCCACAGCTGTGACGCATGGGGCTGCGTCGAGATTGAGAGTAAGATAGAGATAGTGCACGGCGATATCTTTGAGGAGACATGCGGCACGACAGTACTAGACAAGGAGGTAATCTATGCATCAAACCCCGCACTCTATTGAGGCAGAGCGCTCGCTACTAGGGTCGATCCTTATCGACCAGGCTGTGCTGTCTGAGTTCGAGCTAGCGCCGGAGGACTTCTATGACCCACGCCACGTTAAGGTTGCGCGTGCCATCGTAGATGTTCACACGTCTGGAGCTGCCGTCGACATCGTTACTGTGTCCGATGCACTGGCCACATCTTCGGTGCCGATGCTGTACCTAGCTGAGCTTACTGATGGCGTGCCTACGTCTATCCATGCGCGCAGCTACTACGAGATCGTAGAGCGCATGGCCGTGCTGCGTGGCCTGGTCAAGGCTGGCACTGAGATTGTCGAGAGCGCATACAAGATGCCGGAAGACCCAGCTACTGCCATTGATGAGGCAGAGAAGATCCTCTTCCGCATTGGCAACAAGCGCCGGGCTGCACGGTGGAACGATGCGCTTGACCTGATGAACATGACCAAGGGTAGGGTGAAGTCCATCGTCATCGATGGGCTACGCCCAGGCGTACGCTCAGGCATCAGCCAGATCGACGCCATCACTGGTGGCTGGCAGAAGTCTGACCTCGTCATCCTCGCCGCACGCCCAAGCGTGGGCAAGACGGCACTAGCCACCAGCATGGCGCTATCGGCTGCCATCTCAGGCAAGAAGGTAGCTATCTTCTCTATCGAGATGAGCGCTGAGCAGGTGGGCGCACGCCTCCTGTCGTCAGCGTCAGGTATCCCGCTCGCTGCCATCCGCAACGGTGGGCTAGACATGGTGCAGCTCAGCGACCTGGAGGACTGGGCCAATACGGTGTCTAAGCTAGGCATCTACGTTGATGACTCGCCAACTGCCAGCCCATCTGTGATGCGGTCGAAGTGCCGTAAGATTGCAGCTGAGCGTGGCGTTGACCTAATCATCGTCGACTACCTGCAGCTCATGGTCCCTGACCGTAGCGGCAAGGACCAGAACAGGGTCAACGAGGTAGCCGACATCAGCCGTGCACTCAAGGGCATCGCCCGTGAGCTGGACGTACCGATCATCGCCCTGTCCCAGCTCAGTCGCATGAGTGAGTACCGTGATACCGGTGAGCCACGGCTCTCCGACTTGCGTGACTCCGGTGCCATCGAGCAGGATGCAGACATGGTGCTCATGCTCTGGCGTAAGGAACAGCCAGACTTTACTAAGCAGTCTGAGGTGGTCAGCTGCAAGATTGCCAAGCACCGCAATGGTCCGACCGGTGTGTGCGATCTAGAGTTTGTCAAGTCGACCGCCAGCTTTAGGGGGTAACATGAAGAAAGTATTTATCGAGGTGGACTGCAAGTGCAAGCCACCGATGTGCGAACACACCGAACATAAAATGCAGGAGCTGCTGCAGGAAACATACGACGATGGGTACGACGATGGATGGGACGCCGCCTTCGCCCTGTTAAACTCTGTGCTCCAGGCGAAAGGAATAACCCCTCCGTCTGAATCTCCACCACCTCCAGCTAGGGGAAAGCGTAAGCCAGAACTACTGCAGTAGCCTATCGCCAGGTTGTTACGGTGGGTGCGCTTGAAAAAAAATGCCCTAACAGTGGGGAAGGAATCCACTGTTAGGGCTTTGTCTTTAGCCGTAGACTATCTCACCGAATAGTCCAAGCTGTACTACTGCATCAGCTCCATCTGCATCCACATGGAACTGATCGTCGAGGATTTGATACATGTGTGGATACTTCTCGATGAGTAGCTTGACACCAGCTCTGATCTTAGCCGGTGTTAGCTGCTCATCTTTGAAGTCATCGTCTTCTGTATCGGATAGAACCACTAGTACTTGGTCTGGTTCGAGAGGATGAACGATGTCATTCTCCCAGTCCTCGTACAAGTACTGCCACTTGTACTCGTCTGCGATGGCCCAGTATCCAATGCCACCTTCGAGTGCTGTAGTGTAGATGCTGACTACCTCTTTGTCGCTTAGCTCTATGTCTAGTATCTTCATAGTTCCTCCTATGCTATCTGGATAAGGCGTCCGCCTTCGTTGCACTCGTCGTCCGCTGATACCATCATCACAATCAGCGTGCCATCCGGCCTGCGGAATGTGATGGTTGGGAATGGGTTAGCAAACATGGGCATGCCGTCCATGTCTGAGCTGTCTACCAACCCGCTGACAACTGTGCAACCAAGGATAGGGTCAATCATTTCCTTCATGATGTACGCTGCCTCTGCTTCGAGATGCTTCAGCTGCGTCTGGTTCTCTAGCTCTCTCATTGCATCAAAGTTTACCATCTCATCCCTCCTTATCTTTCAGCATTCTCTGCCAACAATCCTCACAATAGATCTTCCAGTCTTCTGCTGATTCAGAGAAGTCAACAACGATGTGGCCTTCGTCATACTCTGCTAGCGCCTGGTCACATTCCCAACAGATTCGGCTAGTCATTATCTTCCTCCTCTATAAAGCAATCGTGGCCATAGTACCACTCTGCTGCTTGCTCTTCTACATCAAGGTCGAATACCTTGTTGCATTCGACACACTTAACAATGCCAATAGTTCTAAGACTAATCATCTGACCTGACTCCTTTCTCTGCTTGGTGCTCAGCTTCAGCTAGCTGTCGCTCGCATTCAGCAATGGCTGGTTCTACTACTTCCTCAAAGAACTTAGCATATCCACCTGGGTACACATACCCTCCGCATCCATCCAGTGTCTCAGTGCTAGTGCATCCGCACTCCTTGCACTTGTTCTCTGTATAGATGTCGAATCGGAACACCTCACCTCTGAGGTAGGCGTCGAAGTTCTCTACCGCATCACGAAGGAATCCCTCGTACTGATGTGGCAGTAGACCCCATTCGTCTGCGATCTTGCGAGTGATGCATGCGAATCCACACTGGCCGCTATCCCATGGGTCATTGTATCCACCAAGGCTGACGCTGACACCACTGTGTGCCAGCATGAACAGCGGCTGGTAGTACACGATGCTCTCTGCCTTGAGAGCAGCATCGAACTCATCCATACTATCGCAGTACTCATCTACCTTGATGTGCCTGCCGGTACCACGAGTGCCGATGATGTAGAAATCGCTACGCATATCTGTTGTGTCATAGTCATAATCCATATGGGTTTCCCACTGGATACCTGACTCTGTCTTGCCACCTTCAATAGCTGTATTCATAGTCCCTCCTGTGCATCTTTGATATAATGTTCTGCGATTGAATACCAATCGACAGATGGAATGTAACCTACATAGATGGCATCTGCTGCTGGCCCGTGCAGTTCGTCTCTGTCAATGTGTCCAAAGAACATCTCCGTCGAGAACTCTTCGAGCCATTTGGATAGAGCGTACTTAGCTGTTGGGATATCTACAGTGTCATCGTCTGTGTTGGCTTCGATTTCTTTGAGAGCCTGAGCAAAGATCTCATCTCCCATTCCATCTACTTCACCAATCCATAACGCTGCGTTCCATGTTTCCCAGTTAGTCCAGCCATTATACTTCTCACACATAACTACTCCTTCCGTAGCGTGTGCCGGATGGGTGGTGAACCACACCTCTAACCCATCCGGCTGCACCCTACTTAGCTATTACTTGACACCCTTTGATGCCAAGAACTTCTTGTCCTTCAGCTTCTTGCTGAAGGTGATGTGAACCTCGGCTACTGTACTATCGTACAGATCAGCTGTGTCTACATTCTCAGTGAAGTCACAGCCTGGACGCTGCGCTCGCCACTGACGAAGCATGCCAGCATCGCTTAGGACAGTGTTGAATCCGTGATACCCATCCCATGCATCGTTAATCTCTGTAACCTTAAGGTCAAGAGCGGTTGCTGTATTCAACGCCTTGATAGCACCATTGACAGAGTTATGGTAGCTATTGCCCTTGGCTACTTGCTTGGCCAGCTCAGGCAATGAAGCCTTCATGATCAAAGCAACGATGCTTGCGCTATCTACTTGTACGCTTACCTGCTGATTGAACTCAGCCTGTAGTTCCTTAAGCTTAGGTGCTCCACACTTTTCAGTATTCTTGGTTGCCATGTTAGACCTCCTCTGACTTTGCAGTCTTATATCCATAAGTCGAGTTCTCATAGTAAGACTCGATCTTATACTCTTTATCCCATACCATTTGGCTACCTTCCCAGCTGGTGATAGCCTCCAGGAATGCAATGAAGTTAGCGAACTTAACCTTGTCTGGAATGTGATTGTTCTCAACCACATTGTCGAGCCGGTTAAGATACATGGCCTGCAGCCTGCCGATGACACTGAGGTGGCGCATTGCTACCTCTAGGTCATGCTTGCTGTAGCCGATGATGCTATCAACACTGTCAACAAGATCACCAATGACTGCTAGTGCAGCATCAATGTTCTGATAAGCAGCCTTCGCTTCATCTGCTGCTTGGTCTGCACTGTACCCAGCTGATTCAATGCTAGACTGGACAGACTCTAGTTGCTCCTTGAAATCTCCAATGTCAGCCATTACCTTCCTCCTTGCATGCTTCGCAGCAGTAATCAATGAACACTGATGTGTCATTGTCTGCTGTTGCTTTTAGTTTAGCAACCTCTTCCTTCACCTGATCGGCAGTGCCATTGGCCCACTTGCGCCAGACATTATCCGGTAAGGTGTAGTAGGTTACAAACTCTACCTTTACGTGGTGATTGACACCATCACAAGATACATCAGGATCCTGTGGTGGTACTGTCAACTCCACTTCGTTACTGTCAACCATTGTACCTCCTTAGTTATTGGTATTCATGATACGATTTAGTTCATTCATCACCTCCTCTTGATCTAGGTCTGATACCTGACGATGTGCAACGATGGTCTCTTCCTCTGGGAATGGAGCGCCTAGCTCTTGAGCTAGCTCATAACCCAGCATGTATACCATCTTGCCAAGCAAATCAAAGTACTGTTCTAATGCCTGAATAGTATTGCTCTCTGCTTCTGTCTGTGTCAGGCCATCAGCAATCATCATCTCTTCGGATGATGTGAACACCTCAGGATAGTTGCTTCGGAAACGATGCTTTGCTTTCTGGAATGACTCAAGCATATAGTATCCTGAGATTAGGATAGCTAATGCTTCTTCTGCTTGTTCACGCTGGAACCCAAACTGTAGGTCTACCTTGACCCTGTCTTCCATAGCTTCCTCCTTCTGCCATTAGGCAGCTTCTAATACGGGCGAGGGAACACCCCCCGCCACAAGCAAAAGCACACGCCAACGCTTGCGCTTTCGCCAGGTTTATCACGCTTCTCTTATTGAGAGGGATTGGGGTAGCCTGCCGCTGGCTACCCCATCCCTACCTGGGTGAGTCGGTCTGCTACCCGACTCGTTGATGACTAGTTCTTGAAGATACCATAAGCTTTGTCTGCGACACTAAGAATGACAATGCCTACTACTGTTCCAATGATGGAAGCGATTACTGTCCATAGAAATGCTGCTAAATCCATTATTCATTACCTCCTTTCTCTGATGTTGGGACTACATATTCTATATAGCTTGCGAGGTATGCCTCTCCGCAATCATCGCAGAACTTAGGCAAGTCTACTATTCTAATCCAGTTTCCGAATGAATCTTTATATACCCTTAGCTTGCTGCAGTTTATACAACCGATTGTTACATATGGTTCATTAGGCACGGTATACCTCCTCATTTAGCTTGTTGATACGGTAGCGTTCGGCTGCTGCCGATGCGCGGCGCTCAACTTCCCATGAGAGCAGGCGCTTTGGCGCCCACTTGATCTGTTCACCCTTAAAGAATGAGTCGATATGTACCAGACATAGTAGCTTGCCACCCTTGACAGTACGGATACCATCATAGGTACATAGCCGCTTGCCATTCATGGCTTGGCAAATCATTGCTCCTCCTTCTTCTTACGCCTGATCTTCTCGAATGTTACTGGATAACCTGCCATGTAATCATTGAACTTGTCTAGGTACTTCTCATACTCATGGCCTGCATCGTCTAAGCATTCCTTTGAGCAGAAGCCTTGGTACTTTAGCTCACTGATATGATCACACCATGGACACCTAGGCACTTGTCATCTCCTTATCATCTTCGCCAGGTTTATCAAGCCTGGGCATTGAGGATAAATGGCACCCCGCTTGCGCGGGATGCCACTTATCCGGTTGATTGCGGGTTCTAAACTGAACCTTATGCCTCTACTGGGAGAACCTTTACTACCTCTAGCTGGAGGTACTTGGTATCTCGATTGAACTTGATCTCGGTGATGAGGCTGACCTCACTCCACTGAGCTGCTTCGATTGCTTCCATGATCTCGCCTGAGGCTACGCAGTTATAATAACCTGTAACCTTGAGCTTGCCTGCCTCATCTGAGGTGCGCTCTTCGATCGTGAAGATCCTCAACTTGTCTCCAGTCTTGGAGTTGTATCGGATATCCCAGCTTCCGTTGAAGCCTTTGGGTGCTTGCTTAGCACCTTCATGATCCATTGCTCCCTGAATGAGAGCACGCTTTACAAATGCTGTTGGCATTTGCATCTCCTTCCCCCGCATAGCGGGACTAAACTAGCCTGCCATTAGGCAGGATTTATTACGGGCGAGGGATCCACCCTCACCCGAAGGGTAACACGCAACCGCGCCAGCCTACCCCTGTGCTAGCTTATCACTTGACAATGCTTAACTGAGTATGCTTGCTATCGTATGCAGCGCATGCGTCAGGTTAAGAAAGCTTAATGATAAAGCTTCGCCAGGTTGAGCAAGCTTCCCCGGATTGTTACGGGCCAGGGAAGGCAGGTACCCCATACGGAACTAACGGGAGATAGGGTTACCCCTATCCCCCGCTAGCCCCTTGGTATTACTTGACTGGTGAGACTTTCACCACCTCAAGCTGGAGATACTTGGTGTCGCGGTTGAACCTGAGGTCAGCAACGAGCTCGACCTCAGTCCATTGCGCGGCTTCAATGGCCTCCTTAAGCTCGCCCTTGGCAACGCAGTTGTAATAACCGGTCACCTTGGTCTTGCCTTCGGCGTCAACTGCGCGCTCTTCAACCGTGAAGAGACGCATTGGCGCACCGGTCTTGGAATCATAACGAAGATCCCAAGAGCCGTTGAAGCCCTTCGGTGCCTGACGGGCACCATCGTGGGACATGTCACCCTGGACAAGTGCCCTAATGAGGTAGGCTACTGCCATACCAAACTCCTTTCGCCACGAGGGCGATTATTACGGGAGAGGGAACGCCCCTCTCCTCAGATTTGTAGCCCTATGACTAGGGCTACATACCAGCAGGCCAGAAATATTATCCAGCCAATCAGGTCCTTCACCATTTATCACCCCCTTTCTACGGTTGAGGGAACTTCCCTTAACCCTTAATCTCCGGTGTTTCGTACGTGCAGACATCGCAATACCAATCATTCTGCTGACCGTAACGGTCACCATCCATGCTGGTACCCTTAATGCTGCAGCTGCTGCACGTGTGGAGGCCTGCGATCATTCGCAACGCCTCGAACGTGTAGTGGTGCAAGCAGTCCAGGCAGATCCAACCGAGCTCTTCGTGCTC